CCACCCACAGCACAATATCCGCCGTATTGGTCGCACACGATTTTTCTGCCCGTTAACCCGCAATCCGCCGTAGCACCACCTATCGTCCACGAGCCAGACGGGTTGATAATCAGTTCGGGGAGTTCGTTATCGTTAAAAATATCGGCAATTAACGCCTCAATTTGACATTTTACGACATCAAGTGGTACTTCTTCTTTGTGGCAAGCGGAAACAAGGATGCTTTTTACCGAAGAAAATGTCGGTTCTTTATCCAAATCCACGGTTACTTGCGTTTTGGCATCGCCCTTAAAAATGGTGTCGGGGTTGTTCTCGACGTCGTTCTCAATCGCCTTGATGATTTTATTCGCCAAGTCAAAGCCAAAAGGAAGTCTGCTTTCCGTTTCCGACGTGGCGTAGCCGAACATCGTGCCTTGGTCCCCTGCACCAATTTCCGCATCACTCAAAACTGCATTGTTGATTTCTTGGGATTGCTGACCGATAAGGTTAATAATCTTGTCCACCTTATAGCCAAGTTTACGAGCAACCTTATGAACAATGAAATCCACGTCCAATTTCGCTGCCGTAGTGATTTCCCCACCGAGAACCACGGTGTTGTCCTTGACCATTGTTTCAATACCGCAATGGCTGTTTTTGTCTTGGCGCAAACACTCCGTTAAAATCGCATCCGAGATTTGGTCTGCGTATTTGTCAGGATGATATTTGCTTACCTGTTCCGTTGAAAAAAGTCTCATATTTTATCTCCTTTATTTCCCCCGCCTGGAAGCGAGTAATTTTTCCATCATATCGTCGTGCGGACTACCGCCAAAATCTACCGAGCAGTTCTCTTTTACCACTTGGTAAATTTGGTACCATATTTGGTTGGATTGTTTCATATACTGCTGGCTCATTGCCACATACGGACTTGCAATAGCGTTTCCCGTAGTGGGATGCTTTGCAAGAAAACCATATTCGGATATCGCCTCCTCGCATTGCACCCAACGGGAAACTGTCATTGCGTATTGTTCTATGAGTTGCTTGCTGACGAGCTTTTCGCAGCCACGCTTTTTAAGCCAAACGTAAACTTCCTTGAATACTTCCTCGGCGCACATCGCCTTGCCGTTTTTCTGCGTTGCTTTTAAGTATTCTTTCACGGGCGGAACATCCACACCGTCTAATTCTATTGGCGTTGGCAAAACCAATGCGCCGTTGTCTTTGCCTTCACTTATTTTCTCGTGCAGAGCCTTTGGTTTCTTGCCAGCTCCCACTCGTGGACCACCACGCATTGTTCCGTCTTTTGCCATCTCTCCTCCTACTATTTTTACCGAGGGGTTAATACCCCGTTTGAAAAGCAATTTTTGCACACGAAAGCCCGCGCCCGCTGTCGGGACCTAAAGCCGTAGAGATTTCGATACCCCCCGCCCGTCGAGGTTGCGCCTACATTGTAGTACCATCCTCACCTTCGAGGTTGCGCCTACTTTGTAGTACCATCCTCCTTGGGGTGTGTATGCCACCTGTCTCCTGACTGTGCGGTGATTCGTGAGTGGCACGACTTGCACAGCGACATTAAATTTGTCTCGGAATTATTTCCGCCCTTGCTCAAGGGTAAAATATGATGTACCTCTTCAGCCAGGACAAGTAGTCCTTTCTTTTTACACTCCTCGCAGAATGGATTTCGTTTTATATATCTGTTACGAATTTTTCGCCACGAATATCCATAGCGTTTGGATGAGTCGTAAGGTCTTTCGTACCTGTTATATTTTTCGCTCATTACCTTTGCGTGTTCTTCACAGTACCTTCCGTCTGTTAATTTCGGACAGCCTGGAAAATTACAAGGGCGTTTCGGTTTCCTTGGCACAACTATCTCCTTGCATTAAAAAAGCCTTCGGGGGTTTATTTTCCTCAAAGGCTTTGCTGCATATTTTTTTGCAAGTATATCATACCACATTTGCAAGGTGTTCTTCTCTGGTCAAAGCTGGTCATTTCCGTCATTTTTATAAAAAACATAAAAAATTTTTACTTTGGCACAACGATTTTCTTCATTGCCCTTCTATATAAACGTCGAACTGTTGCCTCCGACAAATTTATCTCAAGAGCTATTTCATTCCAGGTCATACTTTTAATGTACCTATACAGAAGAACGAACCTTTCATCCACGTCCGTCAACTGCTCTATCACGCCTTGGATTTCCTTCTTCAATGCGTTCAGCCTTTCTATTTCCGCATTGATGAGTTCTTCCTGTTCCCATATCTTTTCCAAGGCTCTCACGAACGGTGCGTCGTTGCTTTTTGTGCCAGAAACTTTGTCTCCCCAAGAAGGCGATGAAATGATGCAAGACTGTTCCCTTAAATCGTCCAAGCAAGACAGGTTATATTTAATTTTTCGATTCAAATAATATACTTGGTTTAAGTAGTCGTGCGCTGTCATTTTATGCCTCCTGTAATTTTTTTATAAGCAGTTCACCGTCCACGTTCGTCAAGGTCTTGTACCAATCGGAACGAAAGAAGTCTTCCACTTCCGCTTTCACTTCTTTAGCAGGTTCGTGATTTGGATAGCGGCGTAAAATACGAAGTGCCTTCCTATAATCCCTTGCTGCTTGAATCACTATCCCGTTTGCTAACGCTATAAAACACTCTTCCATACTTACCTCCCAAGCTCTGCCTTGACCGCATCTATCAAAGCATTCTGCGTTTTTTCTTTTGCACTCAAAGCCCTCATTACTTGTCCGTCTATTGTGCCGTCGGTTAAAATGTGATGCACCACAACCGTGTTCTTTTGCCCTTGGCGGAACAGCCTTGCCACCGTTTGTTGATAAAGTTCTAAGCTCCACGTTAAGCCAAACCAAATTAAAGTAGAACCGCCTTGCTGTAAGTTCAAGCCGTGTCCTGCCGAGGCTGGATGGATTAACCCTACAAGGATTTCACCGTTGTTCCAAGCCTTTATGTCCGCCGTTGTTTTTATTTCCCTTACGAACGGGAAACGTGTTTTTATTCGTTCCAAATCGTGCTTGAACCAATACGCCACAAGAACGGGTTTGCCGTTTGCACTCTCGATTAAATCTTCCAAGGCGTTCAGCTTTTCGTCGTGAATGGCAAGCACTTTCTTTTCTTCGCCGTAGATAGCACCGTTTGCCATTTGCAAGAGTTTGTTAGAAAGTGCGGCGGCGTTGGATGCGTCGATTTCATTGTCCTTGTACTCGATAATCATATCGTCCTTTAATTGGTCGTAGATTTCCTTCGCCTTTTCACACATCTTCACCTTTACGGTATTCATCACAAGCTCTGGCATTTTCAAATAATCCTTCGCACGCATCGATATCGTAATATCGCTTATCTTTTGGTATATCTTATCCTCTGCACCAGGCAAAGGCTTATAAGAAAATATCACTTGGGCGTTCCGCTTGTCGGGTGTGAAATAGCCTTCACGATATCTCGTTATGTACCGCCCTAACCTTTCGCCCAGGTCAAGCAATCGGAACTCTGCCCACAAGTCCATCAAACCGTTGGAGGACGGCGTGCCTGTCAAGCCTACTATCCTTTCCACTTGCGGTCTTACCTTCAAAAGGTATTTGAACCGCTTTGCCTTGTAGGACTTGAAGGAAGAAAGCTCGTCAATTACCACCATATCAAAGTCAAACGCTACACCGCTTTTGGCAATCAACCATTCCACGTTTTCTCTGTTAATAATCGTGATGTCCACATTTTGCTTTAAGGCTTTTAACCTTTCCGCAAGAGTGCCTATCGCTACGGCATACGTCAAGCCTTGAAGGTGTTCCCATTTTTCTATCTCGTCGGGCCAAGTCGATTTCCCTACTCGCAAGGGTGCAATGACAAGCACCTTTCTCACTTCGCCTTTGTCTATTAAGTTTTTAATCGCTGTCAAGGTTATAACGCTTTTCCCAAGACCGCATTCCAAGAAAATCGCTGCGACCTCGTTCTGCTCTATAAACCTTGTTGCGTATTGTTGGTATTCATACGGATTGTATTTCATCGATTATATCTCCTATATCTTCTTCGTTATCCAGGCAGAAAACCAAAAAACCAAGTCTTTCTAACTGCCTTTTTCTAAATTTCTGCAAAGGTCGCATTTTCTTGCCCGTTGCTTTGGTTTCCACAAACGCAAGCCTACCACCCGGCAATAAAACGATTCGGTCTGGCACACCATCAAAGCCAGGGGAAACAAATTTTAAGCACATTCCCTCTCTTGCCTTTACTGCCTTTACAAGTTTACTTTCTATCTGCTTTTCTTCCATACTCCACCCCACGAAAATTAGGTGGTGATGGATAATGGCATATAAATACATAAATTTTTATATTTTTCTTTTTTTTGATATCTTATAAGTAAATTTACAATATTATCTACCATCATCCACCACCCTATCTTAAAAAGTCCTCTTCTGCCGTGGTTCCTACCGCCCTTTCAACGGACAAAGTCAAGCCAAACCACATACTGCCCGTCTTTGTCTTTTTCGTTGTAAATCCAGCCTGCTTTAATGCGTCGGCAAAGTCCCTATTCCTACGCACGTATTCGCCCGTTTCTGTCGCCCACGCACGGTATGCCTTATAAAGCACACCACCGCCCGTGCTTTCCTTCTCGCCTACGATACAGCACTCGTCCAAGAAATGGGCAAGCCAATCGTTCTCTTCACGGTATTTGCCGATTGCCTCGTTGACCTTTTTACACGTCGGTAATTTGAAGTCGCCTTCAATAAACATCTTCGCTCCGTCAATCACCCAACGCAGCACCGCACCGCTTGCCTTTTTCAGCAGTTCTTCCCCATAATCACTCCTGGGGTTCTTAATATTTGCATTAAAGGGTGCAACCACCAATCTTCGCCAGGTGCCTTTGTCATTGCTACCTACCCTTGGCAGGTGGTTCGTGTAAAGTACCGTCGTGTGCGTAGGCGTGAACGTGAACGGGTCGTGATATTTCTTCTCACCCGTAATCGTGTCCACGCTCGCAATCTGCTTTAACATACTCGTTGAAAGCCTTTGCCCTTCTTCCGTTTCACTCGCCAAAACAAAGCGTTTTCCAAGCAGTTCTGCAAGGTCCACCTTCGTGTTTCTTGCCTTCGTAGTTAACGATTCTGCTGGGATTTTCCCTGCGTAATCGCCTAACACTTCATAAATGGTGTTGAAAATCGTACTCTTGCCGTTTGCGCCACACCCAAAGGCAATAATAAGTGCCTCGTGATATACCTTGCCGATTGAGATTGCCCCGGCGACAATTTGAAGGTACGTCTTTAATTCTTCGTCCCCTTCACACACCAAATCCAAGCATTCCTGCCACATCTGCATTCCTTCCTGCGTTGGTGCGACCTTGGTTATCTTCGTACAGAACGATTGCGCTCTATGCGGATATACCACGCCCGTTTTTAAGTCCACTATCCCATACGGCGTGTTCAGTTCAAACGGGTTGCTGTCCAAGTCCGCTATATCGATTTCAAGAAACCCTTTCGCTACGCTCATTACCGCTTTTATCTTTCCGCTATCGCACATCTTGTTCACGAATTTGAAGAAAGTTAGTGCCTCTTTTATCGGTTTTTCGGCTTCCTCTTTTGCCCTCTTATCACCCTCTTCCATAGCAACTTCGCCCAGATTTGCATAAGAGAGCTGAACCTCTTTCCGAGCAACTTCCAATACTCTTTTGACAAACTCTATATATTTTTGCTCCGCTTTCAGCTCAGACGGCTCCCAT